TCATATGGCAGCATCTAAAATCATCGTGTTCTGAAAGATTTAGAGCATTCCAATCTAACTGACTGATGTTTATCATTCCTACATCACTACGATTTGGAAATGGAAAGGCATAAATTATGTGTGCGTCTGGACGTTGAAATTTTATACTGTCAATATAAGCATTGTGATACATTATATTGCTGTCAAATAATTTTAATTTTTTTATTTCATTATTAACTATTGGCCAGATTTTATTATAGTATTTTTTGTATACTTTACGTTCATTCCTATCCATTTTATCAGTGTTAGAAAATTTTAAATCTTCTATATCCGCATTTTGATAAAATGCTAAATGGACAGGTTTATTTTCTTCTAGTGTAAACAAACTTCCTCTGTCAAAACTACTTACAACAAAAATTATTTCGTCAAATTGTTTCTGTGTTTCGCAAAATTTGTAATAGGAATAATCTATACTGCTACCGCCTTTGCTAAAACATTTGAAATTTTTGTCAAGATAATCTATCCACGAATATCCTCCGGGTTCAGCGTAGCTATCACCGTAAATACCTAACATTATAAGTACCTTTCAAAATAAGTAAGAGGCAACCTTTTCTTTATAGGTCCCTTTTCGTGTAGCATGTATTCATTTAACATAGAGGTATTTAACGGTGTATGTGTATTTTTATCATTACTTAATTGTGACAAATCGTTATACTTAACATGACTAGCAGAAAACATACACACTTGTCCGTCGTACCATTTTTGTATTTCTTTAGGTTTATTTACATATGACGATTTGTATAGGTTAACAAATTTTGTAAAATCTTTATGATTTTTATTTACAATTACAAAGCCTGACTCTGAACTATACAATTCGCCTAGATAATCATGACTGAATAAAGCAACACAGTATTTTTTTGGACACAAGTCTGTAATTAAACTTGTGTTAAAATCTTTAAGATATAAAATATCAGCATCAGACCAAATTAAATAATCAGTGTCAATGTTTTCTAATGCGTGTAAGAACGTATAACCTTTTTTCGCAAACTTTATTTCTTTAGGAATTTCAGATTTAAACTGTTTCCATAAAGGCTTTACAACATAGTTCCAATCATATATTTTAAGTTTGTCTGTTTTTGTAAACTCAAACTTAACATTTTCAGCATAAAAATTTATTCTACAATTACTTGGAGAATGTTTTATATAGCTATTCAGCATAATTTGACCAACGTTATCGTAATAATGTTGATCCATTGTTGTTACAAATTCAAACCTCAGTGCCACTTGTGCGTCTTACGATATCATCGTGGTTAAATTCTGCCCAGTATAATTCAAATGCTACACCATCTTCTAGTCCTTCAAACTGGTGTACTTTACCTGGTTTAACTTGTGTAAAGTCGCCTGCTTCTAAAATTGTCTCGTCTACTAGTCCTTGATCATCTTGCCAAACACGAACAAGCATCTTTCCTGACTCAACAAAAAAGCCGTTCCATTTAAATTGATGCTCATGTTCTGAACATTTATATCCTTCTTTGTATTCGATGCGGTGAAATTCTAACACACCGTTCGCATGGATCAATTCTGTTTGACCCCAGATTTTTCCTGCTTTCATATTATTCTCCTATAATAATTTTCCAAAATCTATTACTTCACTTTGTCTATTAATATCTTTTACAAAAAAAGCACACAACGAATTATTGTTTTCTGTAATAGGTATGCTTAGTAAGTGACCATTTCGCATTTTTGGAAAGTACCATTTTACATCATTGTAAAAATTAGTAATTTCAATTTTGCCAAATTGTGGATGTGTGCTAGTTAATGGGTTAAACAAAAAGGATTCAAATCCACGTTCATTTAAACTTGTTAATGGTAGTACTTCTAAATCACTACCAGCTTGACTACAACCTACAGCTACACACCAATCTAATGGCATTGTAATTTCATTGCCTGAAATTTCCATTACTATCGCAGGCGAATTAAACGATTCTAGGAAGATCAACGGGTTGAAGAAAAAATCTGGATCGCTAGGATCACTGTTATCTAGTACAGCAAATCTCAAATCATCTTCTACAATTTCAGGTAATTTACTTAGTGAAAAACTTTTGTTTTCTAATGTTAATATTCTCATTTATTTCCAATCCACTTTTTCTATTGTGAATGGGTATTGAGCTTCCTTATAAAACTTTTTACGTTGGGTAAGGTGCCGCTTCGCAAACTTACAAGTGCTTGTAAGATCCCATATTTGAACGAAGTCTTTGTCCTTTGCCTTTCTAACGCCTCTACCTATACTTTGAATAACTCTAACAAAACTTTTTCCGGGCTCAATAAGAACAAGATTGAAAATGCGAGGAATGTTAATACCAACAGCAGCGACACCATAAGTGGCAATAACCACGTGATTAGTTCCTTCGTTGATTTCGTCATACGCATCTTTTCTATCCTTCAGTTTTACGTCTCCTTTTACAAAGACTGATCCTGGAATAAGTTCTTGTAGCATTTCGCCTGCGCTAATCCTATCTACAAGTATTAGAGTGTTGCCTGATTCTTTTACTGTGTTTAATAATTTGCCTAAATAATTTATTCTGTCTTGATTTGTAACTAGATATTTTAATTCTTCTTGATAGCCTCTGTGTGCTACCGTGTCAATAAGTTGTACTATGTTTACATGACATTGTGATAGCACACCTTTGTCTTGTAATTCTTTAGCTGATATTTCTCCAATCACTGGACCTAAACTTGCGTGTATACTTTCAAACTCAAACTTCTCTTTAGGAATAGTTCCAGTAAGACCCCAACGTATTGGAGCATTACGCAAGTTGCGTGTAAGCAAGTTTTTCAATACTTCTGCTTTTGCTTGGTGTACTTCATCAACAATAACTGTGCTTACACCATCTAGAAATTCTGCTAAGGATAGTACTGCTGAACCGTCCTTGTGTTTCTTGTCTAGTATGTTGAGAGATTGCCAAGTACATATTGTATGACTTCTGCCCAGTTCTTTCCTATCGCCAAAATATACACCTACATCTAATCCACAGTTGATATAATCTTCTTCAGTTTGTGTAACTAAACTTTTGTTTGGTACAATAACAAGACTACGTCCATACTTTTCGCTCATATGCGATAGTGTAGCAGTTGTAATAGTCTTGCCTGCGCCTGTAGCAATTTGTTGTAGGCTCTGTGGATTATTAGCAAAGCTGTTAATTGCTTCAACTTGATAGTCACGTAAAATAATTTCTTCGCCTTCTGCGGGGTGTCCTTTAGGCCAGCATACGCCTTGATCTGCCCAGTAGCGTTCTGTAACTTGTGGAAAGTTTAGTTGTATAGGATGTCGTTTATCTTCAATATTTACAATACTTACTTTGTTTTTCTCAAGTACTGAAACAATAGTATCAAGATGATTGACATAGCCAGTACCGCCAATACCAAAGAAAGCAACTTTGCCATCCCAACGCCCGAGCTTATACTGAGGCATATATCGTGCGTATGGTACTTCGAACTTGAGTGCGTTACTAAGTTTTCGTCTGACGTCTACGTCTAGCCCTTCTAGTTTGATATTTACTTCGTCCTCGATTATCAGTTTACATGTAGGCACTAGTTGATCTCCAAAAAATACTTTTATTTTTTTCATGATATACATGTAAGTCGCAAGTATCGTTCATGTATACAGAAACTATAGTATTAATTCTAGTACTTGTCAAGCACAAAACACTCATTGGTTGCCAATCAACTGTAAATAAAATCTTAGGAAGTTTTTGTTTGCTAAGATATAAAACTTTTGTTTTTTTGTCAAACCAATTATTCAAATTATTTTTATGAATATAATTATTGAAATTTTTATCATTTTCTGTTTTATTTTCTGTTCTAAATAATACAGTTTGTTGCTCAGTTGGTATACCACAAAGTGCTGTATGTACTTTTGAAAGCTGTGCGTATTCTTCATTTGTATCTAAAAGAACTAATAACGGTAATCTATCTAAATATAATAAACTGTCGCATACATTTTGTAAACTATGTGTTTCGTTATCAATGTAACAATCTATCCATTCTCGATGAGCAATAAAATTTGGTAATGTGTCATCTATGTCGTGAGTAATATAATTAAGTCCATATAGTCTTCTTCTATCAAATAGTTGTAAATTACTTAACTTGTTCATTTTAGATTCAATAAAGTCTGTGCCACTTTTAGAAATGTTTTTTATTTTTCCATTCCACAATCCAGGAACATAGTTACTAGGTTCTTCTTTAATAATTTCTACTTCCTTAAACATATCAAGTAAATAGTTGTCAATTACAAATTCACTATCTTTAAAAGTTGTTACAAGTTCATATACTATATTTTCTTTTATTTTAAAAAAATGTTTGTGTGATCCTTTTTTATGACTATAATATTTTCTAAATTTATTTGCTATTTTTTCTAGTTTAACAATTGCTTTTTTAGAAAATGGAAATCTAATTACAACCCATTGTGAATTATCTTTGTTTAATTCTTCACGTTCGTTTTTGTCAGTAATTTTTATATATTTTCTTCTATCGATTTGTCTAAGAGGTTGCCGTAATTCGTGTACAGCTACCTCATAGTTTGTATAATTATAGGCTAAAAATTGTGTAAAATAGTCACTAAGTTTTTGCTTCATTAATAAACATTGTCTATCAGTTAGTGCTGTGCCTTTGAACACTTGTCTAGCAATACTATTAATTATTGTTTTATCATTTTCATGTATGATAAAATTATCAGTTGATGTTAATCCAGCAACCACTTCTAGACAATCTTCAATTGTTTGTAAATTTTTATCCATAGTTTATTATAACACTTTATAAGCTATTAGTCAATCTTTTCAAAGGCAACCCTAATTCTATTTCTTCAACTGTATATTCAGTGTGAGCATAATCATTAAGCCATTGTGTTCGATCTGGCATTAAGGGATCTTCTATGTCGTGAAAAAAATCTATGTCGTTGCCAACATCGTAAGCAAGACTAGAGGGACTAACAAAAGCTGGAACACCATTGATACAAGAGTGAACTCCCGGATTAGAGCTGTGACTGATAGTAGCCCACACATTATCAAAGCCCATATCAAAATCGTCGTAAGTTCCATGAATATGTCTTGGTTCCTGTCTTTCTACATAACGCAACCCACGTTCTATATGCTCTAGCCTACAACGTGGATGAGGTCTAAATACAATAGGACGGTCAGTATGCTTACGTATTTCATCGTAGGTATTTAAAAACCAATTGCTCATACGAGGCATATCATGCCATTGTAAACTTTTGTCGTGTTGTCCACAAACAAGAATATACTTGCCGTTTGTTCGCCAAGGTTGTAATTTAATACCTAACGCTTTTGCTCTTGACGCATCTTGTCCTGTATCACCGAAGTAGGCATCACGGTTGATCCCGTTGATTCCCACTTTCCACGTTTTGCCTCTTTTGATTCCGCCAACTTCGAGGACGATAACCGGTCTGTTATTTGAAACACAATAGGACCAAATATCTTTGTTCCTAGCCATTCTGCCATGAAAAAGAACGCTCCAAATAACATGAACATCGGAATCCCCATAATCATTACTATTGCTAATACTCCAGCCATTGCGAATAATAGAATTGCTAAAAGCCCGAAAAATATCTTTGGAATTAAGTGCACCGTATTCTGTCCATAATCTAAACTTCATAGTTAAATAGTAACATATTTATAAGGAAATGTCAATGTCAATTACAGTAGTATCTACTTTTCACAAGCCAGTGTTAGAACTTTATGGACAGCGTTTTGTTAATAGTTTTAGTGAAAATATTGATCAAGACATTAATTTAAGATTATATGCTGAAGATTGTTCCCCTACTACAAAAGATCCACGTATACAAATATTAGATCAAAAAGAAAAATTGCCTAAATTAATGGCATTTAAAGAACGTTGGAAAAATGAACCAAAAGCAAATGGCAAATGTCCTCCTGAAATAAAGAAACGCAGACCTAGAGATTGGCACAAAGAATTTAAATGGGATGCCATACGTTTTGCTAACAAAGTATATGCTGTATTTGATGCTGCTGAAAATTGTAATACAGATTGGATTGTATGGATGGATGCTGATACAATTGTACATAGTAAGTTTTCTTATAAAGCATTTAAAAACTTTTTACCAGACAGAGCATATTTAAGTTACTTAGGAAGAGGTAAAAAATGGCCAGAATGTGGATTCTACGGAATAAATTTACGTAACAATATTGGATTAGAATTTTTAAAAGAGTTTGAACACGTATATGAACATGCTGAGTATGGAATTTTTCGTATGGAAGAATGGCATGATAGTTATGTATTTGACGAAATATTAAAAAAGATAAAACGTAAATATCCTAACGAAGCATTTTATAATATTAGTGGAAACTTAGTTAACGGCGAAGGTCATCCATTAATTAATAGTGGGTTAGGAGCCTACTTAGATCACTTAAAAGGCGATCGTAAAAATATTGGCAAAAGTAACAAACCTAGAGATTTGATAAAGCCTCGTAATGAAAGTTACTGGACAAACTCACGCATGTGACGCCAACAAGTGCCGTCTTGAAGCTCAGATAATTTCCAATGAAACATGCTTATACGCTGTAACCATTTCTCTCTGTCAAACTCTTTGGGGTTCTCTATGTCTTCAAATCCATAATGTGCTACTTCAGCACACTGACTACGTTCAGGATCTGTAACAAAAGCCGGATAGCCTTTGATTATTGGTCCTACAATGCTGCTACTATTATGATTTACAACAGCATAACATTTTAACAAATCTTGTTCTAACGGAGTTCCAAATTGACTTATACTTACATTTGGTAAATGTTTTACTGGGTTAGATCGAGGATTTAGATATACTCTAGCTTTTTTATCACCAGGATGTGCTCTTACAATAATATGACGATCGCTGTATTTTCTTATTTCTTTTACTGTGTTAACAATCCAATCAGTAACATTATATCCTCCCATACTCCAGCCCTTATTACGTTGACAACAAAGTACTATATGTTTGCCTTTTTTATATTCTTCTAATCTTACACCCAAATCGTTTTGAATTTGTTGCCAACGATTAGGATCTGGATTTGTATCGCAATAATTACCTGTATTTGGAAACACGCCATTAAAACTATATCTTAGATAACAATGAGGTTGATTAGTTTTTGTATGATATAAAAAAAGATTGCTATCAGCAGTTATTACAGCTTTATGTTTCATAGCACCTTGTGTATCTATTACTTGTTGTCGTAGTTTTAAATGGGGAGCACTTTTTCCTATTTCATGTGTCCATCCTTGTATTACTCCTACGTCACTATCAAGAACATCAAATCCCTTATGTAATATACCAGTATCGCCTACTGCGTTTACACCTTGTACAAAATTTTCTAATAAAAGATATTTTTCTCTATTGTTATTCACTGTAGGAACAACATTAAAATAACTAACTACTTTCATTTAATATTCTCCAAGCTGTTCCATTACGAAGCTCGGGACTAGTAAATTGGCAATAAGACAAATGAGCAGCAAATGTTTCTACTAAATCCTTAGGATATTTTTGTAAAAATTCTATCTGTTCTATTCGTGTTTCACATATTACGGAAGCAGCGTTAGGAGCTAATGCTATTGCTGGTACATTAGCTAGAATAGCTTCACTAGCAGCGATACTATTATATGTAACTAAACAATAAGCATCATCTAACGCATTCCAAATTGTATCTGTTGTAACTCTTTCTCTACGTGTTGGTTTTTGTCTAATAACAATAGGTCTATCAGAATATTTTTTTATTTTGGCAATAGTGTTTTGCATCCATACATTAATATCTTCTCCATAATATTTCATAACCTTTTCACTAGGTGGACATACTAATATATTTTCACCTGGATTCTTTCGCTTCCTATATTTCCATCTTAAACGTGAAAGACGATCAAAATCTCTTTCAATAAGAGGACCCATATTTTGTAAAGCGTTGAAAGTTACTCTATGATACTCTTTTTTTGTACTTGGTTGTAAGTAACCAGTATCAATAGCATAAAAATCTCTATTATTTTCAACACAATGTTTAAGAGCTTTTTGGCCGCCGCCTCCAAGTCCTCTTATGACTAGTGGATTTTTGTTATTTTTTTCGTATTCAAATGTGCTTAAATACCCACCACAACCTGTAATAAAATCAGTTAGATACGGATCATAATCTACACCTTTTTTTGCTAGATTAAAATCTTCAGCATTTGGTGCTATAGCTGCTACTTTTATACCCACAGTATCTTCCTTCCATTTACTTCTTAATTCTTTTTTTGTTTTCCAAACATACTCATAAGGATCAATTATAGTTTTAGTAGTAAGATCTAAAATTTCCATAGTACGTTTTGGATAAGAAAGATCAGTTAATGTGGCAGGCTTTTCTCTTAATGCGCTAGTCTTTTTTTTTGATCCTCGACTTCCTTTAAGAGGTAATCTCTTTCCATGGAATAATATTCAGTAGCATATTCACAATTTTTATATTCTTTGAACCAAGGACCGCCTTCGGTGTAGTGTAATGCTTGTGGTCTACCATCCTGTGGTTCTTTGTACCAACCTACTAACCAATTCCATTCATGACTGATTTTGCCAATTAGATTATCTGGCAACCAACTAAATCTATGTAAAAATGCTCCAGTTTTAAGTGGATCATTAACAAAGTCAGCGGTTACAATTTTATTAGCTGGATGTTCGCAGTTAATTAACATCATACTAGACCAGTTTTTTCTTGGATATTGACTTTGTTGTTGACCATCCATTTTTGTGCCTTCTTTTGGCGTATAATCATGTTGGGCACACATAATAGCAAAGTTATTATTTTTTTGGGCAAACAATTGTCTAATATCTTGTTTAAACACAAAGTCACAATCTACAAATAAAGCCCAGCCTTTAAAATTACAAAGATGAGGAATTAAAAATCTTGTAAACGTAAATTCAGTACTTGCTAATTGATCTACTTCGCGTGTGTATATACCTGCTTTCCGTAAATCTTTTTGTATCAAGGGTTCTATCTTGACAGGAACAGTAGACAACGATTCAATACTGTGCTTACATACTCTGTATGCAATGTCTTCTCTTGTATCGTATCCTACAAATACTCTAATCTCTTCGCTCAATGTCTTTCTCCGTTAATTCTTGTCCTAGCCAAACTTCAATAACTTTAGCGTTTTTGTTATCTATGTTTACTGCTTTATGCCACCAACCAAGTGGAATGTCTATGCTGTCTCCTGGAACTAGCAAGGTGCTAGTTTTGTTACCTTGTTTGTCTTCTAAAAACATATTGATAACACCGTCTACGACATGCCAATGTTCGCTGCGTTTAAAATGTCTTTGATCACTTAATGCTTTGCCTTCGTAAAATGTAAGTTCTTTAACTTGCCATTCTCCGTTGCGATCTAATACTTTGTATTCGCCCCAATCTCTGTATGTAACAGGCTTTTCCCAGTTTGACAAAATCCAGCTTGAACTATTTTTCTTATCTTCGCCTCCAACACCAAATACAAACTCAACATTAGGATGATCTCCGTATGTTTTTTGTTCTGGTATATCTCCGTCGATTCTGTCTCCACCATTAGCAACAATTATTTTATCAGTAGTAGTTTGTATCAAAACTCCAATTGCTTTAGAAGTTCCTCCTGTTTCGTCATCAGGGACTAACATAACGCTGTTAACTACTTCTAAATTTTCAATAATTTTAGCACGTTCTTCAAAAGGCATAAATGCTTTGCCTTTTTTGCGTTCTAACCACGGATCGCTATTCAAACCAACAACTAAAGTATCACCTAATTTTTTTGCTGCTTTGAAATATTCAATGTGTCCTGAGTGTAGTGGATCAAAACCACCAGATACAAATACTGTCGTCATGTAGGTATTTACTTGTTACCATCCGAAGATATAGTCTTTTCTGACATTAGTAATTTCTTTTGCACCATAAGACTTTAAAAAGCGTCCAGCACATTCTTTTGTATCAGCTTGTTGCTCACACACAATAATTGGTTTGTATTTTAATATTGTTTCTATGCCGCCTTGTAATACTTCTAGTTCGTGTCTTTCGCAGTCAATTTTTAATAATCCAAATTTAGGTATATCTAAATCGTCTAAACGTCTAATATTAATAGACCCAGTTCCAACTTCGCTGACAAAACTGCCGCCTGTATTTTCTTCATCAAACACCATTTCAACTTTGCCGTTTATATTACCCAGTGCGTGTCTGTTTATTTTTACAGGTAATCCAAATACATTTTTTTCTAAGCAAGTATATACTTGTTTAAGAGGTTCGTATGCTATTACTTGTTTGAACTCTTTACATAACGGCTTTGCCCATAGTCCTACATTAGCACCTACATCTAATGCTACATCAAAATCTGTAACATACTTGTAAGCTTCAGTGCGTACATCATCTTGGTATTCAGGCGGACCACCCTTTTTTATTCTTTTTGTTATAAGACGTTCAAAGTGAATGTCAGTATCTGGCATCCAATAATTATAAACTTGTTTCATTTTTTTATCACTGTAATGTATTTTACTATATTTAAATCGTATTTTTCAACATATCGTTCTTTGATATTTTCATGAGAAATCTTCCAACGAAATTGACCTAATTTTTTCTTCCACCATTTTGGTTGTTCAACAATTAAATGAGCATTTCGTCCATCTTGTAATATTTTCTTAGCAGGATGACATGCTATTAAATGATATTGATATTTGGTAACTCTGTTAAATAAATCTTCTAACGTTTCTTGAAGCAGCTCTGGTTCAATATGCTCTAATACATCGCTACTAATAATCATGTCAACCTTGTCTGGCAACACTATTGGGTTTGTAACAGGATCGTAAGAGTAAAGTTTAATATCAGGATATTCATTTTTTATAGCATTTGACATATGTCCTTGGCCGCATCCAAAATCTAAAAGTGATTTTACTTTACCAGTATCTAATACTTTTCTTAATGCTTGGTCTAACTTTTTACCTCCTCCAAAATTGTGAGTCTTATGTAAAACTCTTAAATCTTGGAGATATTTTCGTGAGACTGCCATTAAATACTTCTTTCTAATTCTAACCACATTTGTGCTACATGACTAGGTGTATAATATATATCAATATGTTGTTGGCCTTTTCTTACTTTACGGTAGGCTTTAGCCGGGTTTTTTATAGCATCTTCTAATCCTAGTGTAAGATCTCCAGCCCATAAAAAAGGTTTTAAATCTCTATAACTTGGTATTGTGTCGCTTGTTATTACATACTTACCTTGCTGAATAGCATCTATAGGTCTGTTATTTCCTTTACTACGTAAGTAATTTCTTTTTTTATCTTCGTAATCAATTGGTATAAGAACAAAATCAGCTTCATTAACAATTTTTTCTTGTATTTCAAAGTTCCATTCTACAAATTCTACAGGACCAAAAACTGGATTATTACATATAACTTTAAGTTTTATATTTTTATGCACTTCTTGTAAAGACTCTACTATCCTTGTAAAATCAACTGATCGTAAATTTTTATGAGCGCCATAAGTCACTAATTTTATTTTATCATTAGGGTTTATTATTTTTATTTCAGGAGTACCTTTTTTGCGTTCAGTTGGATCAGGAATAACAACACATTCTTTATCAAACATGTTTTCAATTGATTGTGCTAAAAATTTACATGTTGCTACAAATTTTTTACAGTATTTACTGCTTTCTTCATATAAGTTTTTTATTTTATTTTTATGAAATTTATAATCAGATATATCTATTACAAAATTTATATTATTTTTTATACAATGATCAAGCTCTTTTTCACCAAAGTTTTTTCCAAACACATATAGATCATCACCTATTACTTCCTCAATATTCGTTACAAAGCCATGTGAGCTATCCATGTTTTCTAACATTAGATGTCCTCGAGATCTAAAACTATATCTACTATAAAAATCAATAGGTATATAAAATTTCATATACTATCCTTATGTTCTTGTAATAGTCTTCGTATTTCAGGCCATGTTCCTAAATCGATATAATCTTCTACTTCTATTCCTTCACTATTATAGAACGGAGTTGTTAACATATCCTTTACATTAAAATTTTGTTTTAGAGTACTTTTTTCCATAAATGACATAGCATCAGAAAACGCATTTTTTTGGAAAGCAAAACTACACCAAAATGCGTTAAACTGATTAAAATTTGATTGCGGTTTATCTTCATATATTTTAATGAAATTATTATCTACTTGTAATGCGCCTTTAGTTGATAACATTAGTGGATCAGTTTCTTTTTTATAAAAGAAAACAAATCTGTTAGCATTTAAACGCTTTACAACAGTATCATATAAATTAGCATTTTGTTTAAGTTTTAAAATAGTATCAGGTAATAGTACTACATTATAATTGCCAAACAAATGCGATGCTGACTTAATCGCACCAGTGTATTCTAGTTCATTTGGATTTTGAAATGTAAAGCTAATATTATATTTGTCTTTGTACTTTGACAGGTATTCTATAATTTCAGTTTTGTATTCGTTTATTACAACTACAAATTCAACTTCATTTCTATTATAGTCTTTAAAAAAATCAAAACTATAATCAATTAATGCTTGATTTTTATCCAAGCGTAAAATTTCTTTTGGATAAGGTAAATTTAATCTTGTACCTTTTCCTGCTGCTGGAAGTATTACTGTTAACATACAGTATTTACAAAGATGCGTCTTCCATTCCAGCTACTCTGAGTTTGACAACATTTGTAATTTGCCATTGCTTTTGATCAAGACCTTTTAATACTCCTAACCATTTGTTACGCAATAACGCAAACTCATTAATAATTTTTTCATAATCAACGACATCTGCCTCGCCGTCAACGTATTTTTCTACGTCACGACTAGACAGTGCCCGTTGATAGTTTTCAAGATATTTACGAAAAAATGAGCTACGCAATTTACGTAGCTCAATATTTAAGTAATTTAAAATTGCTTCAATTTCTTGTAACTGATTAAAGCGGTGTTCAACGATACCAGGCATTTGTGATGCTGCTTTTTCAACGTTGCCAACTAACTTACACTCTGCTTTTGCTGCGTTAAGTTCAGTTTCGAAGTATTGTATTGCTGAAGGAATTTCACCAATGTTTCTACTTACTCGGCTGTACCATCCCATTACTCATCCTCGTATTCGTCGTAGTCATCTACATCAGCATCCAAGTCTAAATAATATAAAATAGCAGCATCAAGGTCTTTGTCGTGTCCGAGGCAATCCTTGAATGAAATATCATCTATTCCATAATCTGCTAATAAATCAATAAACTTTTCTGCTATTGTTTCTACATGTTTTTTATCAATATAATTTTTAAATAAATTCCATATATCTACAATTTGTTCGTCATTCATTCTCGGCTAACTCCTCGTTATGATCAATCACAACTTCTTCGGTTGCGTTAGCGATATTTACCATTTGTTGTTCTTTTGCCGGTAAATCGGCCATGATCATTTCGAGTTTGTCACCTGTCCAATTCTTACGATATTCTAATGTTTCTACACCTGCGCTATCAATATACTTGTAGCGATTACCTTGTTTTTCAAGTAGTTTTTTTGCTTCAAGCAAATCAAACATACCTGAATATGGATCCATACCTGTTTCATATGGAATCTTTACTTGTACTGCTTCAAACGGTTTAGCGTAACGTGTTTTCATAACTTTACACGCTGCTCTAATACCATTTACTGTACTAGTTTTGTTACCATCAGCATCTTCTTTGAGTTTTAGTTTCTTCATGGCAACAACCATTGAACTAGCATATACAAAGCCGCTACCGCCACTAATCTTATCATCTGGATCAAACATATCCTGTGATGCGTAAGTGTGGTTAGTAACACACATGCCTACATTGTAACTGCCAAACATATTCACACAGTTAGTAACAAGTGCTTTCAGTGCTTTGGCCTTACGACCCATATCACCTTTCATATCACCTGCTTCGAACTGATTAACTTCAGTTGGTGACATAAGCATGCCTAACGAGTCAACTACAAACAACACCTTAGGACGATCTTCTTCGTTCATACTACGATAGTCATCCATGAATGTACTAATAGTTTTAGCAACATCATCAATCATTGCCATGTTTAGTTTGAGTAGTTTGCTGTCATCGCAATCAACTCCTAACGCTTCTAACCATGATTGGTCGAGAGCATTTTCCGTGTCAATGAGTACAACAAAAATACCTTGTTCTTGTGCTGACTTCACAATGTTACCAGACACAATATAAGATTTACCAGCGCCACTTTCGCCAGCAAATACACTAACTTTACCTAATGGAATACCTTTACGGAAATCACCACTTAACAGATAGTTAAGTGCAAAGTTGCCTGTGCTAATCCAGTCTTGTGGATCATTGAACCCTGCACTCATACCTTTAATAGATTTTGTTAATGAGTTTCGGAACTTACTAGGATCGAATGCCTTAGTAGCCATATATATCTCCTATTCTAAAAAGTGTAGGAAAGGGCCGAAGCCCTTTCTATTATTGACCTTGACGTGCTCTGATCATTGCAAGAATGTCTTGAGCGCCACCTGTTTCTTCTGCTGCTGGAGCAGGAGCAGATTCTGGCGTTGCTGCTGGAGCAGGTTCTTGCCAGCCTGTATCAGTTACAGTTTCTGCTACAGGAGCTGCCGGAGCAGGTGCTGGTGCTGGTGCTGGTGCTCTATTTTGCGGATCACCTGTACGTGCTGCCATTCCGCTTGGACGGAAATATTGGCTCCAACGCTCAGCGTCATATGCTTCACCGTCTACGCTTGCTTCAAACATTTCAGTAAGGACTTTTACGCCAACTTCATCTGGCTTTTTAGGAAGGAAGTCGTTTAAGTTAAACAACCCGTTTGTATTAATAGCACTCATTTCGCTATCACTTAGTGGACGTTCTCTACGTGCCCAATTACTTGCGCCGTAATCAGCATAACCACCTTTTGTTCCTTTTGACAAACGAAAGTCTACACCAGCAGTATAATCTGTTGGTAATTCTTCCATGTCTGGATCCATAAGTGCTGCCTTAATTAATTGGAAAATTTGTGGACCAATAATAAAACGTCTAATTGGATTCTCTGGTTGAGAATCTTCTTTAAGTGGATCATCAGCAACAAAACCTTGGAAGATGTATGAACGTTTCTTCCAATATTTACGACCCATGTCTTCAAGACTTGCGTCTTTAAACCAGCCACGTACTTCTTGTAAAATTGGACAAGACTCGCTGTACATTTCCATACACGGAACTTGTACTTGTACTGGACGTGAATCGGTTTCACCTTTAATACCTTGAAATGGTAGTTTAATCATCAAGCGTTCTTTCCAAAAGAAAGTATTAGATTCGTCGCCATCAGGTAAAAAGCGTAGCGTTGCTTGCTCGCCTTCTTTCATATTCCAAAATGGGTAAATTGCGTTATCGCCGCCGCTGTTAGAATTACCGCTTGTGCGTGATTCTTGTTCTTTGAGCTTTGCTCGAATTTCTGCTAATGATGCCATAGTTATGCCTCCTTATATATTGCCTATGTTCTATGTGCCTTTAATGTGTAGCACAGTTATTATACTACACAATTTATTTATCATTGTCAAGTGTTTTTTTGACAATAATTTCAAAAAGTTAGCTGATTAGTTTAAACCAGCTAACGATTTAATTCTATCTAATGCGCCTGGTTTCTTTGGTTCTTGTGCTTTTGGTAGCTCTGCTGGTTTTTCAGTATCTTGTGCTGCCATGCGTTTCTTGTCTCTAACAAGTTCCATATAGTTAGCACCGTCAGTAGCAATTAAGTCTAATTTTTCTGCGTCTGCGCTTGCTCGTTTACCATGACCTAATGGATATGTTCTTTTCACTTCCATTGTAGTTGGATCATACAATACGATGCTATTTCTGTATAATTCAAATTGTGAACGTTCATCAACTTCGCCTTGTTTTGCTAGTTCTGTTTCTGGATATCTTGTCTGTTGCTCTGCCTGGCGAGCCATAATCATTGATTCTACTTTTTTAATAAATTTAGCAGCTGGCTCTACATATTGTTCACCGTACTCTTTTTCCACCATAGTAAGAACTGCTGTTTCGCCTTTAGGAAAAGTTCCGTTTTCTCTATCAAAGTAAGATAGAATAAACTCTCCAATTGGGGTCTTTTCTTTTTCTGGTTCTTTATCCATTGGTTCCATGCCTTGTGGACCTACTTTAACATCCATTGTATCATCGTTTGATTCTGGAACAGCACTTGCCATTTCTTTACAATCTGAGCATCTACCATGCCCGTCATAAACATCCATAATCGGAGCGCCGCAACAATTGCTTACCATTCCTTCTTCGTTTTCATCGCCTGGTGAATATGCTTCTTTTTCATCATCATCGTCATCATCCATGTTAGCATCCCAGTCAAAAGCACCAGGGTGTGGTTCAAACGAACCTTTTGGCTTTTCTTTTGCTTCGTTGGTTGCATTGCAATCACAATGCTTACATGTTGGAGCACATGTGCAATCTTCTGCTTTTACATCTGCGCCACAACAATCGTCTGAGCAATATCCTGGTCTTGCTTTTGCTTCGTTTACTTCTTCAGCAAACTGACCCATTAATTTGTCAATTGCTAATTCTACAATTCTGTCGTAGTCAACCTTGTTTGTTGATTCAAATGCATCAGGAACACCGTTGCCATCTGCATCTCTCCACCACGAACCAGTTTCGTCATGTGAATCATGTGAGCAATCGCAATCTGGTTTACAGTTATGCATTTGGCATCCGCAATCTTCACAATGATACTTGCTATAGCCTTTCATGTAGCCTTCATCTAAAATATCGTCTAGGTCCATTGTTTCTACAACATTTGTGCCTACTAAGTTATAAATGTATGGAAACACATCTTTTAATTCTTCGTTAAACTGTTTGATAGTAAGTTGATCAACCCATGCATCGGATACATCAGTTGGAACTTCTTCCATGACAGCAACTTCATAATTTTCACTTGCTTCTTTATAGTAGCCTGGTTTTTGTAAGTTTTGTATTTCTTGTCTTACTTCTTTGATACGCCCTTTTACAATATCTGTATAGCCTTCTAATGTTTCTGCCATTACACTACTGCGATTCATGTATTGGCTAAACTTGCGCAATTTTGACATTTCTTCTGACAACCCGGAGATGTGTTTGCCAAAATCATCATACATATGACCGCCTTCATTAACATGTAATGCCATAGCTCTAGCGCCTGCTAAATGTTTATAAGGATATTTAAAACGTTCACCAGTTGGTGATTCAATATAAATTGAACCAATTTTACTAGTTCTACTATTAGTATTTTCTAAATTAATTGGCGCAGAATGCTTAATTGCTATTCTTGCTTTTCCAATTTTTTGATAACTTCGTGTTTCGTTACCATACATTTTAGATTCTGACATTGTGTTTTCTCCGGGGCGATTCTGCGCTAAGTATTCATAATCTCTTTTGTTTAAATTCGATTTATTAATATCTCTTACATCAAATTTGAGCATACGTTTTTTGGCAAAGATGCGTAATTCTTTTAAAAAGTTGTACCAGTTGTCTTGTATTGACTCTACTTGTCCTTCTACAATATCTTTACCAACAATGATTGTAACACCATTTTCTTCATCAAGTGCCACGCTAACTTTTCCTAAATCTATATTTTCAATTTTATATCCAAAATCAAAGAATCTAGCTTCTTTAGGAACATTAGTGACTTTTCCATTTTCATCACCGATAGATACGTTTGGAAAACGTCCTCTTATTTTGTTAAATAAATCAACTGCAAAATTATCAAATTTGTTCATAGTAAAGTATTTATCAATAGTTGCCACTTACAAAGATAGGCATGGGCAATTCGTAGTCATTATCATAGCCACTTTCCATCTGTGTAAAGGTATTGTATATCGTAGGATCCCAGTCTTTCATTACACTTATCATGCGTAGAACTAGTAACATACTACTAACTAAATCATCGGTCATACCAGGCTTTGCTTGATAGCTACTACCTTGAGCAATATATCCTTTAAGTTCACTTATAAAAGGTTTACTCTTAACAATCAATTGATCGTTTTCAACCATTGTTTTCAATCGGCTACATGCTGTAACTTTGCTGCTATGTGTAGTGTTAAAACCTTTTCTAAATTTACGTACATGTCCTTTGCGAATAGGTTCAGACACAAATAGTCCTGGTATATTCTCTTCCCCAAAATCGTTTATAACGAGTAAACATGCTTCTCCAATTCCATTGTTTTCAACACTCCAATATACACCATTATCACTGCCGCGTTGGTCTGCTAAGTATTGGCAAATATCTTTAAGTACTCTTATTTGTCCAGGTATGGCAGTAATATTGTGCTGCCATTCAGCTACCTGTTTATAAGTTGGTAATTCTACAACTTGTATAGCAGCATAATCTCCGCCTGTACCCATACTAGGATCTAAACCTACAGCATAGTTTTTATCCGGATCAATTTTTGAATACCAGCGTACTTGCCCCATGTTTAGTGTAGGATTTATACCTTCCATAGCAGAAAGTTTAATACTGTTAATTAATGTTTCATCAAAAACAAGAAATTCACAGCCATATTCACGTCTAAATTTTTCTTCGCCAATACGTCCAATTTCAGCAGATTTCCATTTGTCATCTCTATCTGGATGTTCCCACCAATCTGCACGGAAAGCATGAAAGCCATTGCGTCCTGTGTCATTTTCATTGCCGTATTCATCAAACTTGTCTTCTGCTTGTTTCCAAATTGTAGCAAATGTATCTTCATCACTGTTTGGTGTGCTTGTAAGAATAGCACGACCACCTGTTGCTAGTGTAGGAGAAATTGATGTCCAAAACTCTTCGGCAATATTCGGTTGTACAAACGCAAACTCGTCACAATATAATAACGAGATAGATAAACCACGTCCTGTATTTCCTGTCGTTGTTTGACTTATAATTCTACTGCCATTTTCAAATTCGATACTTCCTTTGTTATAACTAGTAACACCGGCTCTTATAAAATCAGGACATGTTTCGTATACATAACGAATACGTTGCATTATCTCTTGAGCACCTGTATATTTGTGAGCAGCAATTAATATAGTTTGATCTGAAGTAAACATAGCATACCATGTTAAATAGATACTGGCACATGTAGTTTTACCTGTTTGCCTAGGCATCATGTTAATATTAAATCTATACTTATGATAGCTTTCTAATAAACCTAGTTGATACTTGTAAGGTTCAAATAACAATTTGCCTTGTACTGGGTGTTGAATATTAGCAAAATGTTCAGCAAAGTACAAGTACCCTGTATCAGGATCCATACACTTCAATAAGTGATCAATTTGTTCTTCACTATATTGTTCTTGTTTATTGGCTTTTTTTATTAATACGCCGTCTAATGATGTTGCCATAATAATATTTATTCAAAAAAATAGCGCCATCAGGCGCTATTGAAGTATCTGGGGGGATACGTTATTTTTTAAACTGTGGAGGCACCTTGCCTTTTTTTGCTTTTTTATCTTTAATGGCTTTTTTCATTGGCTCTTTTTTGTCGCCGTCTTTATCCATATCTAAAAAGTCTGGCTTTGCTTTCTTTTCATTAAGTGCTGCCCATAAACGATCTTTAATGCTTTCCATTGCCATTGGATTGTCGCCCATTGCTTGTGCCTTGTGCATTGTTTTCTTTTTATGAAGATCGTCGCCGCTTGGTAATACAGCATCTAGATCCATGTATTCTTCTTCTGGCTCGTTATCGTATTCTTCAACTTCTTCTTCTTGTGCTTCACCTTGCTGAACTGCTTGTAACGCTTGAAGTAGTTGTGCCATTTGACCAGCATTATCCAATTGTATGTTAATACCAGGCGCTGGTGCTGCGCCCATTTGTCCGTCCATTTCAGGTGGACATTCTGCTACTGATTTTTCAACAGCATCAAAGTTTCTTAATATATCTAGCATGTTACTCATTTTTAGCTCCCTACTACGCTTTCTGTGTTTGTAGAATCTTGCGCTGGTTTTTCCATTTCAAAACCTGGCTGAGCATCGTCTCTTTCTTTACGTGCTGTTTCTAATTCTTTTAATAGATCCATTATACGTTGTCCGCCTACTTGTTCTTGTGCGGGCATAGCATCCAATTCTTCAGTTGTAAGCATTGGTTCGTATTCTTTATCTTCTTTCTTTTCTTGATATTCTTCTCTAGGATCAGTTGGACTTCTAACGATAATATTACTTTGTTCAACTCCGCAGCAGTTACCAATGTATTCTTGAATAGCATCAGGTGTGCTTGGATACTGTAATTCTGCTTCGTAGTAACGTACATCAATGTTTTCCAGTTGTGGAAAATCTAAAGGACGTTCCTGTATTGGTGTTTTCTTTGCTGCTGATAAACTTTTTACAGCAAATTTTTCTAAACATCTTTTTAGATTGTCTTCGCAACCTTCTGGAAGATCGCCAGCAATACCAATTTTAAAAGGGTATACTTTATGTGTTTCAGTTAGATATTCACTAAATTTTTTCATTGTTATAGTCCTGTTATATGTTATTTATCTTTATCTACTGCTTTAAGACGCTCTAATAGACTATTTCTATCTGTTACAACATAGCCTTCGCCTTCTGTAATACCAGTTGGGCTAAAGCTATCTTTGTCTAGTTTTTCTTTTTTAAGTTGTAATTCTACCATTTTTAGTTTCTTATCTAACTTAGCAACTTTAGCATCAAGGTTTGTTTTTAACATAGTGCCAGCTACTTCAAAAACTCTACCACTATAACGGCTTTCTACGTTCATACCTAAATCCATAAGGTCTTCATATGCTTGCATTGCTTTTTCAGATACCTCGTTTAATTCTTTGTCTGCTAGTTCACCTAGTCCTTTAACTTGTGGCAAAGCAGAATTAATTTTATCAAACTCAGCTATGTCGCGAATAGTATCTTCTTGTTCTACGATTGCTTCTTGTGCTTTTTTTGATTGTTCTTCTGCAATCATTTCCTTAGCATCTGGTAAATTTAACAAATCTTCAAGTTTTTTAGTCATAGTAGTTTCCATTATATACTACTATTATTTATCCTCTACGACCAGAGTGGAAAATATCATTTTCACTTACCACTCTAAACTTCATACCATTTTGTTTACAATAAGCATTTGCCGCAGCCCATTTTACTTGATTCAATGCCCAGTGGGCTTGATTGTGTTTACTGCGAGCTTTTTCTTTTACTGTTTGGTTGTATGGCTTTACTTCTACAACTTCTACATGTTGCTTGCCTGTTCTGTCAACATACACAACAAAAAAGTCTGGAACATAAATTGTTTGTTTTCCAGTAAATGGATTTCTATAAGGAATTTTAATAGCTTCACTAGCCCATTTGGCTACACTAGGATGTTCGTCACAAAATTTCATAAAAGCAAATTCCCAACTACTTCTGTAAGTTGGCTGTCTGTTACCGAGATATTTTTCTTTATTTTTTACGGTGTATTTGCCTTGAGCATATTTTGCCATTATACCACTATGTTACGAGTAATTACATTTTCTTCTGTAGGTTCAGTAACAAATCCCAGTTTGCTAATAGCACTTCTATTAGTGTTTAAAATTGCGCCAATAAGGTTGTTAAGTTTTACATCGTCAAAACTTTTTAATTGATCTAACAATTCCATAACTTTTACATTGTCAATTTTTGCTTGTCTTAATAAAATTGTAGCAGTTGATATCGCAGCAGTTTTTTCAAATCCTCTTGACTCAAAAAACCCTACTACAGCATCTACTTGATTACTAGGATAACTAATTGCTTCTTTTTCGTAATTAAAAAAGAATTCTTTGCTTTTAACAATAGTATCATTTAAAGCTACATTTGTATTTACTATATCTGTCATTGTTAAAATACCTTTGGAAGTGCTTGTGTTTGATTTTGGTTGTTGTTGGAAGGAAAGTTTGTATTGTTTATTTGGTTTACAGCTACATTTTCTATACCTGTTGCTAGTTCAGTAATAAGTCCACCAAAGGATAAATTTTGAGCATTTCTAAAAGTATTTGCTCCTGTAATAAGTGCGCCCAATACATTACCTTGCTGGAGGTTATTAATTGTAGATTCTGTGCCTGCTAATACACCGCCAGTGCCAAAGAAACTACTGCCGCCACCGCCTTGTATTGTAAGAGGACTTGATACAGTATCATATCTACCTTCACCAAATGTTTTTGGATTTACACCTGGTTGTGTTAAATGTCTATCCATTACTACTGATTCATAAGAAAATCTCATTGTGTTTTCTTTAAATTGACCGCCTTCGATATTTACACTATTATGATTCCATGTTTCGATGAGTGGATTAAAATATGTAAAGCTAGTATTAGTAGGTTGTCCGTTTTCTGGGTGTAATTGGAATACTTGAATACTAGTAAAAAAGTTATTGCTTTTTCCTGGTCTATCTAAACCATATCTATAATCAAAGTTTTCACCATTACTGTACGCATTATTTTTATTATCAATCCTTAGTAAAGCTGGATCATGAATTTCAGGAGATGTGCCATTTGGCTGTGTATGACTAGCATCACTATAATAATAATTAAAATAACTTTTCCATAAAAAATTTGTTAATCCAGCATTATCGTCATGCCATGTCATGTTTACCGGAGCATAGTTTACAGCAGTTTGATGTACTTTTTTCCTATTATATTGATTTAAAACTTGTACATCTACATTATAATTAGGCAAATCTACTGACTTACACAGTACATTTATTTCTCTTTTTACAGTATTGTTAAGAGCATCGTTTGAACTAATAGGTATATTAGGATCAATATTTAAAACCACATGGAATAGATGAGGTAGTTTAGGAGCCAATCGCATATTGCCGTCAACATATATACGACTCGCATGTTGATAGTCTGCTAAGTTTCCTTTTGGACTCAAAGCACCACTAATTAAATTATCAAAAAAACCTGAGAACGGATTAGCCATATTGTATTTATCCTATTAATTAACTGCGTAGAAAATAAAAAAGGAGTATATTAAAAAAATATACTCCTAAATTAATTGGCAATCTTCTAATTTTTATTAGCCGCCGCCAGTTACGTTTGTTCCTAGTGTTCTGCCAACTGCTGTTCCTAACCCAGTATTTTCTGGAGTTTGGATTGCGTTGTCATATTGAATACTTAGTGTAACATTTACCGGATCGTTGTTGGCATATGCTAAACTGTTGTAGTTTGCTTCTGTGATGAAACAACCATAACATTCCCAAGTTTCTAATACTTGTACTCCAGTTGCTCCGTTACCGCCATCGAGTATTTCAATACGTGTAACAAACTTGTAATCTTGACCACTGTTAGCACTTGCTTGCTCCATAAAGTCAAATTGTTTCTGTAGTTGTTCACCAACTAATTTTTGTACGTTGTTGTTAATATCTTCACGTAAATTTAATGATAGTGGGTTCCATGTGTGCTTACCTGCTAGATAAACTTTACTATTGTATACAGGAATTTCCATGTTTTCAAAAGTTAAGTTTGGTCTAGTAACGTCCATAACTTGTTTTGTTAATTCAGTTGTTGGTGTTGAAACTCCAAAGTTTTCTAGTGTAACACGAAAACGATATTGAAGTTTTGGCATAAGCAAACCTTGACTGCTTGCGCTGTCACTTGTTGCTAATGGAACTGTTAGTTTTGATAAAGATGAGATTGCCATTTATTACTCCTATTCACAAGTATTTATCATAATAGGGGCAACTTGCGCTGCCCCACTATTTTTAAAGACCTGCTATTTCTCCTGTGTTTTTAAGACGTAGCGGAATGTAAATAAATTCTACTGCTTTTACTGGTTCTATAGCAATATCTACATATAACTCGTTTCTATCAATTCTAGCAGGAGTATTATTTGTTTCGTCACATACAACTAAGTAGTCAAAAATTGCTCTTAGTCCTACAAGCTCTACCATTAAACTTTCAACCTGCTGTTTGATTTCATCACGTGTGATTTTATCATTTGGTTCAAAGATATATGGTTTAGCAAGTTTCTTAAGTTGACTACGTAAGTAAACTGTAAGTCTTGCGACATTTACTCTGTCTAGCGCACTAGCATTAGCTGCTCTTGTTTTTTGCCCAAATACAACTAATCCTGCTCCGTTTAGGAATGTAATAGGGTTAACGTTATTTGAGTATAATGTATCACGCTGTCCTTCGTTCAACGCTACACTTACAAATTCGCCTTCGCTATCAATATATCCTGTAGCAGTAGCATTTGTTACTCCGCCGCGTCTTGTTCCTGCTGGAGCAAACCATGGATAAGCAACTTGGTCATTTAATGCTATAGTGCGTAGTGCCATATGCGATGCTGGAACAATTACATTGTTACCTGCGTTATCGCTTGTAAATCCACTTGGATAATATACACCTAAATATTCATCACTTGTTACAAGACCGTCATCATTGTCCTCTGGTGCGAGAGCAACGTTAGTTGACCAGTTTTGTAAATCAGTTGTACTAGAGCTAAGTCTCATTGGAGAGTCTCCAACAACAAATGCTGTTAGTCCTCTAGCTGAGTTAAGTGTTACCATTTCACCAATTAGTTCTGGATAACCTGGTGTAGCAATTAAGTTAAAGATACGTGATTCGTCATCTCTAATATCTTGGTTGCTGTTCATTTCGCTTTGTAGAGCTTTTACAATAACTTTACGTTGTGCTTTACGTCCAAAGCTACCTGAACCGTCTGCGTTGTTAGGTGATTCAGTAACCCAACGATTAGCATAATATCCGCTCATCGAAGCATCAGACATTCTAGGGTTTGTAGAATCAATATCTATAGCATCACGCACATAACGCTTAACATTAAATCCGCTTCTACGTGTGTTCCATAAAATCATGCCTTTTGGATATAATGCTGGATCTGGAGCATCTGGATCTAAGAAGTCAGCAATCAACAAGTCAGTAATAGCACCTGCTGTGCCACTATTAGCACCTGCTGTGTTATAACGAGCATCAGCAAATAATACACCTGCTTCAGTTGTTTGATCTGATGTATCTAACAATACCCACTTTGAAGTATCGCTGTTCCATTTGTACACTTTTGGATAGTTTTCTAAATCTGCTGTGCTAATCCATACATCACCTTCGACTAATGCTGTATTATCACTTTGTACAGTTGGAGCACTAGCTGATACAATTGGTCCTGCTGGATCAAGAGCACTCGAACCGCCAACGTTTCCGTCGCCGTTATGATCATAGTTATGATAACCAACCCATGTAGTTCCGTTATGAATCATTAAATCAACTTCGTCTACAACACTGCTATACCATAGCGCACCTGTTTCAGGAGTTGCTGTCGGAGCAGTTGCTTTTGCTGTATATGTTAATACATTCCAGTTACTTGCCATAAATTGTTTTGGATTAGTAGCACTTGAAGTACCAGGTACATAATACAAATTAGAAGTGCTTGTTGGAATAGTAGCATCAAATGCTGTAAATATACTATTCATTGGTGTATTTGTACCATCAACAATTCTAATTTCTCCACCTTTGCTGTGTGAAATAACAAGTTGATTTTTACTGTTTACAGTAGCACTTACATTTGTAAGTCCTGCGGCGTTAATTTGTCCGGCTATTAAATCAGCATCTGATACTGCTGCTGTAGCAGTAAATGATACTGTAACTGGCGAACTCATTGCTGAACTTCCTACAGTTGACTCGCTTAATGTAAATGTATGAGCTGCTGCTGTGTAAGTGCTTGCTGTAATAGCAGCACTTGTAACAGTAGTTGCGCCAGCTGATTGTCTAACATAAAGTTGAGAACTTGCTACTGGTACAGTTGCTTCAGCTACATTAGTTCTTACATAGACAGCTCCTGCTGGTATATTCATTCCGCCGCCTGTGCTATCAATTGCTGCTAATGCTGCGTGATTGCTGTCGTACAGTGGTGCTGAACTTGTTGACCAAGAACTTGAAGTTGAACTCCATTGTTTTACACTATAAGAAGCACCAAGATTTGGATTAGTTGTTTTAATCCAAACACTTCCTGTTGGTCTTGGACCAGCATCTCTAGTTTTCCAAGCTGGCACATTTGTATGTGGATCAATTGCTAGTGTTGGTCTTTGATATGTTGCTGATGTTATACCTGCGTCTGTTAAAACATCATTTGTTGTTGACATTGTTACTGCGGCAAATCCACCTGTTCCGTCATAGAACAAGTTAAGTACACCGCCGGCTGCACTTGCGCTAATACCTGCTGATGTTGCGCCTGCGTCAGCGTTAATATCACTTACGATTTGGTTAATTGTTGTTCCTGTTGTAGTAACAGTTGTAGCAGCACCATTGATAGTAAACACAATAGTACCAGTGTTTCCTACAGCATTTGCTGTGTTTCCTACAGCAAATGGCCATGAACCAATCCAATTTGTAGAACCAACTTCTACCCATGTTCCGCCGGAGTTTTTATACCACAAACGATTAATGTTTGTTACAGCAACAATAGCATAATCTCCAACAGCGCCTACACTAGTTTTTGGCGTGTAATCTGCCCCTGAGTAATCTACAACTTTAGTTGTATCAGTAATTGTTAAAGGAACTTTGTTTGTAAAAGTTTGACCATTAGTTGAACTAGCTGCTTCGCCATTCCATTCAAAAATTCCATATTTTGTGTCGTCAGTATCAAACCACCATGCTCCATTAGCAGGATCGCCAGTCACTTCTGTAGCACTGCCTGTCAAGGCACCTAAATCTACATCTGGTCTTACAACATATGCTCTGTTAGCTACGCCTAAATATGAATAAGCAGCTTGTAAACCATATTCGTTTTGCTCGCCGCCATGGATAGGATTACTACTAGCATCTGTATAAAAAAGCGGATCGCCAAATGTTTCAGCAAGTTCTCTTTGTGAACTCATTAAATACACTTTACCTGCGTTTGCTTTAGTAGTACCAGGTGCTATTCCTGTGCCACCTGGATTTGCTTTATCTTGTTTTGTAGCTACAAAAATTAGTGGTGTTGTACCCGGTTCAGCCGGAGTATAAAAACTCTCGTCAATTACGCTAACCTGTACACCTGGTGATGTCAATGCCATTTTAATTTCTCCTCATTGGGTTATCTTGTTGCTATTTGTATTTAGTGAAAATAGGGCAAAATACCGTCAAAATAGCAGTTAACTATGTATTTAATGGTTGACAAATAAACAAATTTACGCTATAGTAGTATAAATTAATATTTACGGAGTAGCGCAAAAATGGCAATTGATTATAAGTTTAACGAAGATAATCTTATAGCAGAATTCAAAGAATATATTGATTCTACATACAAAGGTCATTATTCGCAAAATAAATTTCAATCAACCGAAGTAATCATAGAGCGTGGTCACGGTACCGGATTTTGTATGGGCAATGTAGACAAGTATTCTAATCGATATGGCAAAAAAGGCACTAAGGATGATCATAGGAAAGATTTAATGAAAGTTCTTCACTATGCTTTAATTCAGTTGTACATACATGACAACGATCTTTAACCTATAACAAATCCATAGCCAGTTCCGCCAGCTAAAGAAAGTGCTACTTCGGCATCTAATTTTTCCATCTCAGCTTGTGCTTCAGCTTTGAGACTTGCTCCGTTTAGACTAGTTCCGCCTTGAGGGCCTGCTATAGTGGCAAACTTTTCACGAGCTTCGCCTAGCATGTATTTACATCCAGCAAGTGTATAATCTTTTATCCATTGTTTTGCTTTGTAATCAGCTAATAATTGGTTATCTGGACGATAATTGTAACACCATAATAGCACTTCTTCTTGTGCTCTAGGACGTTGTAAAATTGTTAATAATTTTGTTGAACTATTCCAAGTAAATTCTATATAGCTACCAAACATACGTCCAACTAATTCTTGTCTTTGCGCAAATAATTCGTAAGAAGCTAAACCACCAACACCACTGGCTGCTAACAAATATGTATTTGTGTATGCCAAATTAAAAGGTTCAAACAAACTTCCGCCATCGCCACCGCCAGTACGTGAGCCAACACTACGTCTATAAATTTGTCTTACTTCTTCAATTTCGTGCGGTAACGTATAACTGTTTCTATCTTCTTCGAGTTCTAGCGATACAAAACTTTCTTCTACACTATGCTCTGTTCGTTGTCTATACTTTGATAGAGCTTTTGTTAAAGCACTTTCATAATGTATAGGATCTAACTCTACATCAACCATGCCGCCTCCAAGGAAAGCGTTTACATAATCAAATATTTCTTGTTTTTGTGTTACTAGATCTGCCATTATTAATCTCCAATAGTATTTATGCTAAATATACGTATGCCACGCTTATCATTATATAGACCAAACAAAACAGCCGATTATGAATTTTTAGATAAAGTTATCTATGAACAATTCAGTATTGGCGGCACTGATATTAACATACACAAATACCTTGGTCCAAAAAATCCTAACGAATCTGATGCTACTCCAGATCAACCGCAATATGATGCTGTTGCTGAAACTAATATCCAAGATTTAGTGTTCTTAGAAAACAGAGATAGAAAATATGACCCTGATATTTACACATTACGTGCTATATACAATGTAAGTGATACAGATTTTAATTTAAGCCAGTTTGGATTATTTTTACAAAACGATACTTTGTTTATGACTATACATATTAATAGTAGTGTTAAAACATTAGGTAGAAAAATATTAAGTGGCGATGTTATAGAGTTTCCTCATTTATTAGACGAATATGCGCTAAATGATTACAGTGTAGCATTAAAACGTTTTTATGTAGTAGAAGATGTTAATAGAGCAGCAGAAGGGTTTTCACAAACTTGGTATCCACACTTATATCGTGTAAAATTAAAACAAATATACGACGGACAAGAATTTAGTGACATATTAGATTTACCAGCAGGAGATGATGCTGATAATACATTACGTGATGTATTAAGTACATTTGAAACTGAAATGAATATCAATAATGCTATAGTTGCCAAAGCAGAAGCTGATGCTGCTAAGTCAGGTTATGATACTTCAAATCTTTATACGTTACAAGTAGATGCCGCTGGCACTCCGGAATTAGTAACAACAGATATTACAACACTTGATGCTTCGCAACAAGGATTATTAGTAGATCGTATTTCTCAAACTCCTACTCGAGAAGGATATCAAGGATATTTACTAGGTGATAATATTGCTCCAAATGGCGAATCGTTTGGTAGTGGCATAACATTTCCAAGTGTAAATGTTAACGGTGATTATTTTTTACGAACTGATATGATGCCTAATAGATTGTTTAGGTATGATGGTTCACGCTGGCTGAAAGTTGAAGATGGTGTACGAATGACTCTTACAAATACAAATACACGTTCAACACAAAAAACTTCCTTTATTAATAATACTACTACATCAAGTATCGGCGGCGAACAAGTTATTGAAAGACAAAGTTTGTCAAAAGCATTACGAGCAAAGGCAGATAATTAATGCAACATTTTTATGACGGACAAGTTAAAAGATATTTAACACAAATAATTAGATTAATTAGTGGGTTCAAATACAAAGATGGCAGCGGTACCGAAAAATCTATTCCAGTAGCTTACGGAGATTTAACAAGGCAAGTTGCTAACATAATTAAAGATAATAGCGAAAACAAACTTCCTAGTGTGCCAAGAATGGCAGTTTATATAACAGGACTAGAACTTGATAGAGAACGTCTTGCTGATGCTAGTTATGTAGAAAAGGTAAACATAAGAGAACGAGCATATAACGAAGCCGGAGAAGAATATTTAAACACACAAGGTAAAAATTATACTGTAGAAAGATTAATGCCAACTCCGTATTTGCTTAGAGTAAACCTTGATATATGGAGTAGTAATACGGATCAAAAATTACAAATTATGGAGCAAATATTAATGATGTTTAATCCTAGTTTGGAAATACAAACTACTGATAATTATATTGATTGGACTAGTTTGACTACTGTATATTTAGAACAAATTATGTTTAGTAATAGAACACAGCCTATTGGAGTAGATAGCGAAATAGACGTAGGCACACTTTCCTTTAGCACTCCAATATTTATATCACCACCAACTAAAGTTAAAAAACTTGGCGTAATTACACAAATTGTAGCAAACATTTTTGACGAAACAAAAGGCACTGTTGATTTAGGACAATCTATGCCTACATTAGAAGCGTATGCTGAAACACCTATCCCACTTACTAAAACAACAAGCATCAACAGTGATCCTGCTACTAAAACAGATATCACTGCTAACTTAGATACACGAGGTACAATAGCAGCAACATTTAAAAATTATGGATTGTATGTTATTGGCACTACAGCACAATTAGTAGACAGATCTGTAGTAGGAAAAGTAAACTGGCGTAATGTTATAGAAACTTATCCAGGTACATACACTGCTGGATTAAGTCAAATTAGATTACAAACTGTAACAGGATCTTACATTGTAGGTTATATAACTATAAATCCATTAGATGAAACAAAACTTACTATTTCTTGGGATAGTGATACATTACCAACTGGAGATGTTATTTCAGGACCAGCAAGAAATGCTAATTCTTACACTAGTTTTGACAAAATTGTAGAACCACAAAAATACAATCCTACCGAAGATAAAGTAGCAGGTTTTAGAATTTTAGTATTAGATCCTATAAACAATAGTGAAAATGTAGGAGGAAATGTAGGAGATACACCGTACAACTATGTTTATGACGGGCCTGACGCTTGGAAAAATAACGACGGCACTGACTTTGTAGCAAACGCTAATGATGTAATAGAATGGGATGGTGCTAGATGGCACACAGTAATTGATTCAACAGATAGCACTAACGGTGTTAATCAAAAGAACTTAGCAACAGGTGTAATTTATACATGGACTGGCGAAGAGTGGATTCAAGCATACGAAGGTGAATATTCACATGGAACATGGCTAGTACTACTTGATCCATAACTATATATATGAAGAACATAGTTTGTAGTGGCGCACTTTTTTATACTTTAAAGTCTAGTAGATTTTTACTTTTACATAGATGTAAAAGTCGACAAAATAATGTATGGGGATTAGTTGGCGGAACAAATGAAGATTTAGAAACTCCTTGGAAAGGCTTACAAAGAGAAATTGAAGAAGAAATTGGATTTATGCCTGATGTAAAAAAGGCAATTCCGTTAGAAACATTTATTAGTAATGATGAACATTTTAAATTTCATACATATCTTTGTGTTGTAAATGAAGAATTTATACCCCAATTAAACAATGAACACGACGGCTACGCTTGGGTAAGTTTTGGAAAATGGCCTAAGCCATTACACCAAGGTTTGAATAATACTTTAAAGAGTAAAACAAATCAACAAAAATTACAAACTGTTTTTGAACTTATCAAATTGATTGCGTAGCCATTTGTAATCATTAATTTTGTAAAGTTTTTCTTGATTGTTAGCAGCGTATTCGCCATATTTTTTGCCGTGATTAGCACCGTTAATCGCAGCATCTCCAAACTGTTTGTCTTTTCCTCTACTACACCAAGCATTTAATCTAAACTCGGTTTCTTCGTCTAATTGTCCGTCTATTGCTCGTGAACTAAGTTTTACACATTCTCTAAAAGCACTACGCCATGTGCTAAACTCGTCTGTGTTAAATTTTGTTATATTACTTATTTGATTAATAGTTTTAAATAGCGGACTTATACTTGTTGTCATATCAGGCTTGTTAGTGTCCATATTAAGTGTTAAATCCCGTGGCAAAAGTTTG